TCCTTGTCTGTGCCTGTGATTTTAACTAGATCGATTGTGCCTAAGTCGATTGTGTGTTGTACTAAGTCTAATAGATGGTCTCTCAATTGCTTCTCCTTTGTAAATTGTTTGCCTTATTTTATTAAGTATAGATGTTTTATGTTGCTGTGTCAATGGGTTTTGGTTCTTTGTTTACTATTCTGGCCAGTGTCTGCCCGCCACGCAATGAACTAAGCTCGCCAGGTTTGCGTAATTCAATCCATGTACTAGGTTGATCGCCGTTGTAACTGAATACTTCAGAATAGCCAATATTGGTAGCCAGATCTTTGATCAAGTATCCTGGAGTGTAACAGCTAAAGTGGCGTTCGACTAGGTCAACTGCTTTTTCGTTATCGCAGTCGTTGAAGGTCATAATCAATACTCCGCCTGGACAAAGTTTGGTATAGATTTCTGTCATGTATTGTTTGATAACTTCAAGCGGACGAAAGTTAAAAAAGTTATAGGCCAAGCAGATTCCAAATTGGCTATCGGGTATCTTAGTCAATAGTGGCTCATCCTGTATTTCAGAGATTACATATGGTCTTAACCGGCGTTGATAAGTTTCACTATAGTTTTCCATTGCTGGTTTAAGTAGGTTGTAATCTAAGTCTACTAGATACAGTGGATCTTGCATGATTAACTCTTGCATAAATTGTTCTTTGGCAGGACGAATAATCATTCCTGGATAACGCCAGTCAGAGTATTGATTTAATCTAGTTTTGAATACCGTTAATAGTTCTTCGCTGAGATCAACACGGCGGTTAAGAGTATACTCCACAGGATCATTACGCATTTCCTTGTCGTATAGTCGATAACTTTCAGAGAACCAATACTTTTCTTGTTCTGTGATTTGATCATGCAGTAGTTTTTTAACTTGGTCAACGGTTTGATCAAACTGATTAAACGAATCAATTACATTGGCATGTTGAGATTTAAGTTCTTGCGACAATACAGCAGTTAGATCTCCACCTGTGTCGATCAAGTGAGTAAAATGATCTAATTCGTGTACAGCAGTATCTCGTACAGCTGGTGTACTCAAACGATTAAGTCTATTACGGAAGGCTATGAGTTCACTTAGTTTCATTCGAATAGACTCTGGAAAGTACTAGTTGTATTAGTTGCACTGGCAAGATCCCACTCTAGTACGCTTAGTAAGTTGTCAATCTTTTGATCCACAACAGTCTGTTCCATGAGACTGTCATCAAAAGGTAATTCTTTGAACCATTCGGGCAAGTGCATCTCATCTGTAGGATAACCAATTGATGTCCATCCCAAGGGATTTGGTTTTAGTTTGCACACAATAGTTTTCATACCATCTACAATCTGTAGACTATATTTGTCGCTATTCATTCTACGCAGGTTATTCCAGTTGAGTGCGGCACGGACATGTCCAGGCATGTTAGCTTTACCTAGGCGTTCTTCTTCTTTGCCATACTTGGTCAAGTTATTAACACGCTTGGGACTACCTTTTTCCCAACCTGGTCTCTCAGCAAATGCGTACTTGAATTCACGAATTTTATCAATGATTGAATCGCGAGTAGCATTGGTCAACACATCATTTAAAATTTCACTTAGGAAATCCTGAATTACCTTGGGAGTATCACTGCGCTTTAAGTCCAAGCCCATGGCTTTAACTTTACCCGGTGACCCATGAGTATCCAGTCGTTTGTTTTCTTTGTCAAAGATCATTACTGCATAGCGTTTCTTAGTAATGAATAGGCCTTTGCTGGCAACAACTTCTCGACCACCACGGATTACACTACCCATTTCACGCGGCACATGAAATGCCTGTTCCATGAATCCTGGAAAACTGGCATTAACTTGATCTGCAATGCTGTTGTAAAGTTGAATAGCAATATCTTTGTTCCAGGTCATATCACCTGCGGCTACGCTGTCTTTGACTACGGGCCATGCGCTAAAGTAACAGGAGTCTGTATCACCATAGATAATTGCATCACCCACATGGTCATATTTGCCAGTGATACATTCATTGACATAAGCATCCATGTGTTTAACAATAGCACGACCAGTTAGTGTGGTAGACTGTCCAATACGCTTATCAAAGAAGCGGCAGCCAGGGTTAAGAATAGCACCATACAAACTGTTAAGGTTAATCTTTTTGACAAGCTGTCGTTTATCCCAATATTCTTCATCTTCTGGTGTTTTACATTCTTTAAGTTTGGCCTGCATTTCCTTACGCTCGGCATACCAGCGTTTTAGTAATCCAGGAATGATACCTTCTTTTTCATAGGTAAAGATAGTACCGTTGGCACTCAGCATCCAGGGCTGGTTTGAATCAAAGATCAAGTGCCAAACTTCTGCGGCACTGTGTACAGACTGTTCACCATCGGCCCAGTCAATGGTAATTTCTGTGCCACGCTGTTGTTCCATGACCGCAGTATATTCCAAAGAGCCAAACAGGCCTTCCCAAGCGGCCGCAAAGCTCATACCACTGCGCTGACGGTCATTGATATAACGCTCGGTCATCACAGGTCTTAACTGACCAATAATAGTTTCTGGGCCCATGTTAAGCGCACGAATCGCTGACGGATATAGACTGTTAATATCGATTGAGGCTACATATTCATGTACGCCTTTTCTTGGATAAGCAACATAAGCACCTGCGGCCTGTGTATCTTCATCTGTATAGCGTTCTTTACGATTAGGCACTACCATGCCACGCTCGTGTGCTTCATTGATAATGGCCTGTTCAGTCACTGCCACTGCACCCATGGTTGTCTGTAGCAATACAGTATTTTCATGTGCCAGTGTGTTAGCAAGATCCAAGAACTTTAACTTCTTATCTAACTTGGCCAACAACAGGGTATCTTGTCTGTTGTACTCGATAAATGTTTTGAAGTTCTGATTGTACAGTTGATCCAGTGTGCCTTCGAATGCAGTTTTGGATTCTTCTAACTCGTATTCACCGATAGCATCTAACGAATAACTGTGTCGTTCTTCATAGGTATATTTTCTATACAACTGCATATAATCCATATGCACACGACCAATCAAGTCATAAGTTTGATTCTCTGCACCAAAGCGTTCAAATGTTCTGGCCTTAGGATATTGATTCCAAAGACAGAATCTGCGTGTATCGTCCTTGCTTAAGACACGAGTCACACGATTGATAGTGTAAGGGATATCGAAGCCTTCTGAGTTCCAACCAGATAAGGCATCTGCATCTTCAATCAAGTCTAAGAAAGTTTGCAATAAATCTTCTTCTCTATCGAACACAATAGTATTTTCAAACTGACCAGCTATTTCCTGTGCAGTTTCTTGACTCATGTGCTTGGGAGGAATTACCAGTGTGACCAACTGATCAAGCCATTGCAGATATACTGATATAGCAGTGATTGGATTAAATGGATCTTCGGGTCGACTAAATCCACGCACAGGATCAAAGTCGACCTCAATGTCAAAAAACGCTGTGTGTAGTTTAGGACCGTCCTGTCCTTTGTAGTTGTCTTCTAAGCAACGGAACACTGGATTGATGTCAGACTCGTATAACTGCTTGCCTGACTGTATTCTAAGTTCCTTGCGAAATTCTTTGTTGTTGCGTGTACTGAAACGACCAACTGGAGTACCAAAGATACTGGTGTGTTTACCTCTAGCATCTTCGTAATAGAATACATAGTTGGCCGGATATTCTTGATAACATCTCTTGCCATCGCGGCGTTCAACTACATGTATACGATCGTGTTCACGATCAAAGAGGGCATCAATATAACTCATATTTCTCCTACCGCTTATGGCCGGCTAACCTTGATTCATGCTCGTAAGTGAGCGATTCATTGTTTATGATATACTTATTAACATCTAAAGTCAACTAAAATTTCCTTCGAACCAAACATCTGGTCTTGACCTTATCTGAGAAACAAGTTCTAATGCTTCAGCCCTGTTTGGGTGAGCGGCACCCAATACATCTTGCTGGGCAAATTCATCAGCAGTCCAAGTGCCCCAATTGGTCAATCTAGAATATTCAACTCGATCCACACCATAGCTTTTAGACAGGTCATAAAAGTCAACTACTTCTTTATAATTGGCCTGCTGTACAATTAGTCTAGTGTTGAAATTGAATCCTAACTCCTGTTTCTTGAGCTGTAAAAATTTTAATGCTTCTAAGATATTCGGCCACCGGCCACCGCGTCGAACCTGTTCATAAGTTTTGGCCTGAGCGGCATCTACTGACACAGTAATAGAATCAATACTAGATTCTAAATGTTCGATTCGATTCCAATACTGTTGTGCTAGTAAACCGTTGGTATGTAAACTAAGTGCAAGATTTGGAAAGTCACTGAGGCTGATACGATTTAAAAAACTTTTCAACATAGGACTAGCAAATACTTCACCTGACCCACTGGTTGTTAAGTGTATAGGAAGATCAGTGGGCTTAGAAAATATATTTTGATAAACTAACTGACCTATGGCCTCTTGCCTAGCTACATCTTCATCCTTGACACGAATGACTTCCGACCTACAGCTTGGACAACTTAAATTACAAGTTACATCGCCATTGAAAATAATTTCATATGGCATAGCATAACGACTAGAATCTTCTAACTGCCAAGCTACATTAGATGGTACAGTATCTATTGTATTGAGACCGTTGTTGATAATCAACGCACAGTCTAGTTCATTACAGTATGAATAAGTACCATCTATGATTGTTTGTCTAATACTCTGTGCTACAGGTGACGATAACATTTCGTCCAGTGTTGAATCTAAAATATTTCCAATACGAGTATTACCCCAGGCTGGGCAAGGGCAAAGATAAACTTCGCCTTTGAGGGTAATGTGTATGTTTACAAACGGACTGAGACAGTAGTGTCCTTGAAGTTGTTTATCAGGAAATATTTTAGCTGGAAAAATTGGAATCGTCAGAGACATTCGTTAGAGTGTTTTACCGACTGTGACTAAAATTTGCTCTAGCAATTCGTGATCCTGTTGCTCACGACCAAATTCAGCTTTGTGTGCTAATTTGATAGCTTTTTTAAGTACACCTGGTTTGATTTCTAATTCTTCAGCAATGGCTTTGATTGTGTCATTCAATCCGCCAGTGAGTGTTTCGATCTCAGAAGTTACTTGAATACCTTCGTTGATGATTTGGTTAAGTTTGGCCGTTTCGGCAGCATTAAAAACGCGATTTGACATACATTTCTCCTGAGTAAGTTTTACTATTGTACACTATGAATTGGCGAAAAGCAATGCTCACTTTACCAAATACCGCGATCGGGCACGACTCCGAAAATATTCGGTAGGCAGCAGCCGCCTACACCAACCGTAACTAAACGGTCCTAAGGGGTGTTCTATCTAATGCCAATTTTCATATAGCATTCGTGTTCGGTTTCAGGATCTTTCAATCTAATTTCATCTTGATAGATTGTTTTGGTAATTGGCAAGTCTTGATCAAAACTTTGAAAATCATTGTAGTGTGTAACTGCTTCAGGATCATTGTTACGACCCTGTAGTGCTACCATGGTTCCTGGGGGTATATTTTCTAACCACTCTAGTCTGTCCATATTATTACAACTGGTATTGATTACCAATCCTTTGGCACCTAGTTGACGATAGTCTAGGGTGTTAGCATCCTTGCACATGATGTCAATTCGATCAAGACCCAACTGATCTGCAATCTGTTGTCCTTGAGTCAAAGATTGTTGATCCGTGTCGACATTATAAATTTGTTTGTATTTTATTTTACTAGCGGCCAATAGCAAACTCATATTACCATACCATGAGCCTAAAATATAGATAGTATCAAAGTCTGTTTGAATTTGTTCAAGTTCATCGATTAACCAAGTTTTGGCCAATAGAAGATTGCGGCCAAAACTACCCGCTAGGGTATCGGGGTTTACTTCAGACAGGGGCGTAAGGATTTCGTGGACTATCACTGCCGTCATCCTCGGGATATACTGGATATTCGTTCATTCTCGACCTGCTACCGCTAGTGCGGCACCTTTGTTAAAACTGGGAGACCATGGACTGTTGCCCAACCGCAGACCTTTGCGCTTAGACCATTCGTAGCCGGCACGATGACCTGAACAGTCTTTAGTGCATGGGCTACCTAAAAAACTTAATTCATCTAATTGTTGTTCGCGTTCTTGGTCTAAAAAAGTAGCGGCAAAACAATGACACAGTTCATGTATCTTTGAATTATCGGATACTTCTACAGTAAAGTCTGCGTGATCAGAAGGTTGTGTAGGATCTGCGTAACCTGCGTAAACTAACTGTACTCCAAGACTGTTGATCAAATCTGTACAGCTTTCTCCGTAGCGATCCGACATAGTTTCACTACAGGGACTACAGGTAGTGATGATAATGCTGTCTTGAGGAACACGGCCAAATCGCTCACGGTAAGCGTCTATGGCAGCCCGTTCGCCATGCACATCTTTATCACCCTTACGATAGTTCAGTGCGGCCACACAGTTGTTGTCTTGATCTAGCACAGCGGCTGCCACCATACCATAGTGTTCTGGCGATTTCTTTTGACCATCTACAACCATAGCACAAAGACAAACTAATATTTCATCTAAGCGTTCGGTATTGTATTGCTCACAGAGACGAGTGCGTGGTTCAGAAATTGGTTCTGGGCCACCTTCATACTCAGTAAGGAACTCCATTAAGATCATTCTGCTATGGCACCTAAGATTTGACCAACTTGATGTACCCAAGCACTGATATCACTAGTGCCAATTTCATCAGCATCACCAACATTGTATGCTACTTCTTCTGCGGCCTGCATGACTTTTTGTGGACCAAACTTTAACAACCAATCTTTGTGCTGTACCATAATACGGCGCAGAATAGCTGATTCAACTCCGGAGGTGTCTTGATTTTCATTTACATTTTCTTCCATGCCGCCAAACCCTTGTCCTGGGCGAGGAGGATTCTTGTCTGTGCCTTTCCAATAGCCACCAAACTTAGGACCATCAGGACGATGTGCGGCCTGAGCCATTGACCCTTCGTTAGCAGTTGAAGGAATAACACCTTTGGCAGTGTTTAGCTTGCTGTGTACAGATCCTTGTGCAACTGAGTGTCCAGATTTAGCTGGTCGACCCACTGGAGGATATCCTTTAGTAACACCACGCTCTCTATTGGCTTTCTTACGCCAGGCTACATAGTTCTTGAGACCGTTAACGCCACCACCGTGTTCGGCCAAGCCCATGGCTTTCTCGTTGCTGTAGACTGTGCTTTGATTGTGTGCTAGTGTTTCTGCACCTGGAGCTTCGTCCATGTGCTTAGGCTTCTTGTGATGCTTTTTCATGTTGACGGCAATAGCGGCCTGCTGTGCTGGATTAGCAGCTTCTTCTACATCCTTAGGAATTATTTTACCGCCAAACTTAGCTGGCAACTCTCTTGATTGTTTGCGGCGCTTGAGCTCTAACTTGGTCTTAGGATCTAATGCCCAACCTGGTTTGTGTCCTGGTTGTTGCGCTTCGTCCATACCTTTATCGTAATCAGTAGGAGCAATAGTAATAACCGTAGGATCACGGCCTTCGGCTTTAAACTTAGCTCGTAACTTGTTAGCTACATTCTCTGCGTGATCTTCGTTTTCAAAGTCCTTCCACTTTTTGCCCTTGATGTAAACTGAGTAAGGTGTGCGTGGACGGCCTGTGCGTTGACTAACAATCGCATCACTCCAACCTTCTGCGATACCGGCCTGGCGTTTGTAAGCGGCAATGATATCAGCTCGCATGGAAGGATTTTGTTGTATGCGTTTTAACACAGCATCTGGCAGGGTAGGTTTTCTTACCTGTGCATGAACAGCTGGATCATTTACATAGTCGCCTTCGTCTTCTTCCCAATCATCGTCATCAGTTTCTTTAACTGGAACTGACTGTTGTTGTGCTGGGTTTAGTAGTGTGCGATACTTTTGTTGGAAGGCTGCCTTGCTGATTCCATAGGCAGTATAGAACTGACGATCATTCATACGCTCTAGATCTTGACGCATAGCATCTAGTTCACTCATGTGGCTTTCGTCAACTGTTGAGGCAACTTTTTCTTGATTATATAAATCATCTAAATCTTTTTGACTTAATATTTTTAATTCCTTGTCTGGCAATGCAATTGGTTCTGGCATGTCAGCTGGTACCACATCGCCCATATTTTTAGCATTATCTCTTGCTTTACTAAGTGATTTTGCTTTTTGATTCATTTTTTCAATTTGGCTGCGAATATCATTAAGTTCTTGTTTTAAACTATCATGTTCAGCACGGCTAACTCCAGGCTCTTGCATTTTGAGTTTAGTCATCAACAATTCATTTTGAAGATCTTGAATTTGTCTTTGTGTTTCTGCATCCGCTGTTTTAGCAGGTTCTTTTTCTGGCTCTGCTTTAGCTGTAGTAGGAACTGAAATTGCACTAGGTTTGGCTGTAGCAGGTTTTTCTGCCGGAGTGGCAGTTGCGGTAGGAGTCGCTGCCGTAGTTGGTGCCACAGGAGCAGTCTTAATAGTCTGCATAGCTGTAGCCAACTGTTTTTGTAAATCTGCTATTTTTTTGTCTTGTAATTGAACATCTGACTTTTGTTGTTCTAGCTCTTGTTCAATACGCTGTTGAGCATTGATTTCATCACGGATCAGGGCTTCAATTGGGCTTTTAGCACTAGAAACACGGCCCTGTGCTTTTTGTAATTCACGCTGTACTACAGGATCTCTAACACTCTGCGGAGTTAAGTCTTCGTCGTCTTTAGAATTTTTTTTTTGAGCCTTTGCTTCTTTAATCAATGGCTGTTGTGTCATTACCTGGCCACCCGGTGCAATACCTGCCGGAGCTTCTGGTGGAGCTTCTTTAGGAATTTGATATTTCATAATTGTAGGAACCCAAAGCATGAATCGATCTACATTGGTGAATATTGTAGGCATTAATTTTTTGTACTCTTGAGGAGTCATGTTTTTAACTGCAATTAAGATATTAAATACCTGGTTGCGAGTTAATGTTAATCTTCCACCATCTGGCATAGGAATATTTGCAAAAGGTTTCTTTTCTTCCCATACCTTTTTTATTTCTTCAAACACTCCAACACCGTTTTGGAAAGCTCTTTCTTGTGCTGTAGGTGGAGCAACAGTTGTTTCGTCCATGTCCTCGTAATACTTACGGCCTCGGCCCTTGAGCAGGTCTTCTTTGCCTGGTACTTGATCTGGTGGCAAGTTACCTGGAATGCCGCCTTCTTCATAGTACTTGCGACCTTTACCTTTGAGCAGGTCTTCTTTACCTGGTACTTGATCTGGAGGTAAATTACCAGGAATACCTTTTTCTTGTACTAGACCTTTTTTAAATGGTACACGACTTAGTGTGCGTTGACTAGCATCATGTCCTGGAGCTGAATTGCTCCATTCTTCTACCTGTGGTGGACGATCAAACACAATGTCTTCACGCTTTTTCATTAATGCATCAATTTTTTTATTGATTCTGGCAACATCTTCTGCGGTGCGAGCTGATCTAAGTTCACCTTTAAGTTCTACGATATCGCTACTGAGATTATCAATCATGCGACGTCTTAAATCATCTACCGCGCCTTCTTGAAGCTCTCGCTCAAACTTTGAGTTGAATAAATCATTGGTTAACATTTTTATTTTTCTTCCACATAATCAGCTGACTCAGCCGCTTTTTTCATTGCCGCACGACGAGATTGGAACATTTCCAAGGCCATTTCAGCTTCTTCTAAACTTTTAAATCTAGATTTCATTGCACCGTTGCCATGACGGATTTCAAATCCGGTTGACTCGTTACCAAATACTTCCCATAGGCCGCATTCGTTAGTAATAGTTTTAACTGGACTTTCCGCTAATTCTTCTTCATCAAGTTCAGGTTTGTCTTTGGAGACCAAATCACGATCTTTAGTATCTTTTTTGCCTAGTTCGCGATCTACCTCAGTTTTGTCTTTGAGGTCAGCATCCTTGTATTTTTCTTCAATGCTCTTTAGATAATCGTTAAAACTCTGTTTAACTTTGGTCAAGCTGTCTTCAGCAACACCGTCGGACTCGTCTAGGCCACCGTAGTAGGTTGAATGCCAAGCTTCTTCAGAGTTGTTGTCTTTGTCAACTACACTGTCTATGTCCACAGACTCTTCACAACCACCTACTGCATACCCTGACATAGGATTTTTAGCATTGGCATCACCGCCTAAGATTTTTTGTGTTTTAGGTTTGAACAAAGCCGGCATCTGTGGCACTGACTTTTGCTGTCGATTCAGGCCATGTTTTACGCCAGCGGGAGTAATCCGGCCTTCTAAAATAGCCAGTCTCTCAACTATAGAGTAGATGTCGTTATGGTCTTTTGACATAAATCACGCCCGTACTTCTTTCAATGTGCTACGCAGTTGCCAAGCAAACTTATTAGTTTGACTTAGACGCTCTGCAATGAAATTAGCAATATCTTGTTTGTTTTCTTGTGTAGCGGCAGCAAAGCATTGGTTCAATAGTTCAACCATTTTTCCACTGTCACTCAACAGTTCTTCAATCATTAATCGGGCGCGGGGGATCTTGGTTTGTCCCTCGATAACAGACAGTTCTAAAAAGCGATTTAGACTGCCTGGTGCATATTCTTCTAGACTGCGTATGTATTCAGCAATAGTATCAATAGCTTCATACGCATCTTCGTAAATCTTTTGAAAAAACTTGTGGTACTGATAAAAGTCTGGACTTTCAACATTCCAGTGAAAACCGTGCGCTTTTACATAGTAAGCAAATTGTGTACCCAACAAAGTTTTTAACAAATCTGATAACATTATTTCTTCCGTTTATACTTTTTGTACTCAGCAGGCGTATTAGGCGTTGCATCGTCGTTAGAGTATTTATGCCCTGCAAAGAAACTACCGCCATTTCTTGAAATCATGCCGCCTAGCGGTGCCGCTACAGTGGCTACGCTACCAGAACTGGTAGCTCCTGCTGTAGCATTTTCCTTTAAATTAACAATTTCATATAAACGCATTATCTAATCCTTATCAGTGAATCACTGATTACTTGTCCTGGGCCCGTTTCTACACGGTAGTTATCCACAGTAATTTCAGCTAAACTTGGGGGTACTAGCTCATGACGAATCTGGTAATCTCCAGGTTCTGCTTCAATTTGTAGTGCTTCTTCGATATAGACATCGGTCCAAATCCAAGTACGCTCAACAAACAATTCGTCGTTGACATATACACGGTAAATTGGGGCTAGGCCCTCCCATTCACAGTGTACATCACACAGTACTCGCACAAATTGCTTGGTCATACTGTATTTAGCGTATTTTAATTCAGGTAAGTTATTGCCCGGTCCAGCGAGCTATCATTGTGGCTTGACTAGTGTACAGTCCTGTACCAGGACGACCACTACGCATACTGCGACTTCCTGGGGCAACAGGGAATGTATAGCGTGTCCACTCGTCATCTTGTTTGACAATCTGATCACCTCGGTGAGGTTTGTACTGGTCAGTGGGAACCATGTTATATCCTTTGACTTCTACACCGGGAATACTATTAAGCATTAACCACATGGCTTGTCCATGTTTAGTCTGCATCTGGCCTGCTTCTAGTGTAAGTTTTAGTATGCTAAGAGCAATGCCGTAGAGTG